AATGCTTGAAGCACTGGAACCTCGGACAAGATACACTGCAGTATAAGCTTTATGGTCCGGATGAGCAGAAAGCGGGAAGGGGTTTGATGGTGGGCAATGCAACCATCATAAAGGTTAAATAATATATTGTTTTAACTTTATAAATAAATATGAATCCTGTATTGTAACTCATTTCATAACTCAATTAAAAACCCTTCCATACCATGGAAACAGAAAAGCCCCAGGCACGGCCCAGGGCTTCTCTGGTGGAGGAGTAGGGAGGATGAAATTTTATTCGGCTGCGGCCTCGAAAGCGGCCCGGTATTTTTTTTCCATACGCTGGGCCTTCCTCTTTACCCAGGCTTGACTGTACTGGCCCAGGATGGTGGATACCTCTTTCAAGCTGAATCCGAACACATGGCTCAGAAGGAACACTTTCTGGTCATAACTGAACTTATTCAGATTGCCTTTCCTGGCCAGCTTCATGGCTGCCATCCTCAGGTCCAGCATGGTGGCCAGAAATTCTATCCGTTCGCAGGCTTCCCGGTACATCAACCAGACATTCCCGTACGAGGTGTTCATTCTTTCGGCCAGCTCACTCAACGATGTTCCATTGAAAAAATGCTCAAAGAAGACTACGCTTGACCTGAGTTCCAGGGCGTCCGAATTTAACTGCAGGCGGTCTTCTTCTGTGAATGTGTCCGGGTCTCCCTGCTCCAGGGCGTGGGCTCCCAGGACAGAGAACTGAATGACATTGTTTCTTTCCGGCATGACCGCATTTCCTCTTTCGTACACTGCCCCGGGCTCGTGTATGGCCAGCTGTATGGCCCTGCAAAGCGTGTTGCATGACTCTCTTTTGTCACAATCCCGGCAAGTCAGACTTTCTTTTTTATCCATAAGACTTGATACCCCCGGCGTTTATAGTCTTCAATGGATTCAATCTTGTGCATCTGCCCGTCAATTTTAATTTCGTGAGTCGGGTCCAGGTCGGCCCACCTGCGGATGGTCAGCTTGTCCTGGAGTGTAGTGGTCACCTTCTGGACTTCCACCCGGGTCAGGCCCTTTATCGGCTCCAGGCGGCCCCACCTGGGCGAATTATCGGCAATGCTCCAGGTCTCAACGGGCATCCCGAAGTCGTCCACCCCGTACTCAACCTCCCATATTTCAATGGGCGTGTCGTACTGGCCTGCGTTCATGTTCCCTGCTCCCGGTAGTCGGCAATCAAAGCAGATACAGCAAAAGGAAGCTCGTACATATTGCCCCGGCCCACCTGGACGGCGTTCCTGTTGTCGTAAAGGTGGGAGGTAAGAATCAAAATTGCCTGTTGTACGGGCTTGGGCATCTCTTCTTCTCCGAAGTCCCGGCACAGACTCAGGATGTACTGCGTGGCGGCTTCATACAGGTGCTGTATCAGGTCGTCCTCATGGTCCCAGTCAATACGAAGATAAATCTTCACCTCCGGCAATGTTCCAAAGATATTATTGGACATCTCCACCCCCTAATGGTGCCCAGCCCTCGATTTCCCGGATTTCATCCCTGGTTAGGATGCCACTGTCCACTGCTATCTTATGAGCAGACCACCGGCTCTGATAATCCCCCCGCATGAACCCGGACATATCAATTTCAATGCTCAGGTCCTGTTCAGGCTCGGTAAATACCTTTCGCTTAAACTCGGATTCCAGTTTTTTAATCCAGGGTCCAATGGTGTACTGAGCGAACCACCGCCCGGCTGTCTCTGAATTAGTGAATGATGAATGGTCCCATATCCCGGCCAAAGGCGGCGGTACATTAAAAATCCTGGCTATTTCCTCAGTAGAAAATTTTCGGCTGGCCAAAAGCTCGGCATCTTCTGGAGTAATTGAGATTGACTGCCATTTAAGGCCCTGGTCCAGGATCAGCACTTTCCCGGCCTTGGCGCTGCCCTGGTGGGCTGCCTCGAACCTGGTCCTTAGTTTGTCCACTGCCTCTTTGGACAGTTTCTGGTCGTGGTAAAGAGCCCCGCTCGGTGCTGTTCCATGCCTGTACAGGCTCTCAGAGAAGGTCTGCAGTTCCAACCCGGTCCTGAATGCAGCTGCGGCCCTGGCAAGGCGTGATTTACCCACCAGGCCATCATCTGAGCGGTCCCGCAGATGCAGTACCTCATGGTCAAGGTACTTTTTCATTGAACCATCCGGCATGGTGATGTCGTATCTGAGCCTGCCCGATTTCAGCTGCTGCCAGGCAACATTTGACCAGGGAACAGGTCTGATTTCAGTCAGCTGTCCATTACGGTCATATTTTACGGGTGCAACCCCGTTCCCGTTCAGCAGGGCCTGAGCAATCAAAAATTCCAGGGCATCCGGCCAGGTCTGTTCGTCATTGGCTCCATGCTCAATGAGCCTGGTCAGCGGATGGTCAGGAACCGTGTCCCGGCCTTTATCCGTGGTCCGATATACCCAGCAGGGCAGGCTGGCTATTGCCGATGAAATAACCTGGACGCATGACAGAACAGTGGACAGATTTTCAGCCCAGGCAGGTGATACCCCGCCACCTACTGAGCCCGTGGCCAGGATGTCCCAGGATACCTCTGGACTCTCTTCCCTGGTCTCTGTATTTTTGAACCAGCTGAATATACCCATTAAATTGTCTCCAGGTAAAGTTTAGCCCGCTCCAACCTTGGGCGTCTGTTCCTGGCTTGAACCTCGGTCCCCTGGTAGGCAGGCCAGGCCTGAACCACAGATACCTCTTTCAGGTCCACCCTGGACAGTGTTCTGCTGCGGCCCTGCCAGGCTTCACCACCTTCAGGCACAGAAAACCCAAAGGACATACCCCCCAGATCCTTGCGTTCTGCCAGGGCAAGAATATCCCGGCCTGTCTGAGTGTCTGGAACATCCAGCTCGAAGGCAAGACCTCTTTGGTCCTCAGTCAGTCTCAGGGTCCCGGACTTGGTTCTGCCCAGGACTCGGGTCTGGTCGTGGTCGGCAAGACAAAGGATGTCATTTGAGGCGGCCAGGGAATTATGGAATGCCCCGGGCTTGATTGTTTCCCGGAAATTTCCCACCCTGGCCTCTATGTTGAACAGGGCAGCATAACCGGCCAGTTTTCGGCCCGCTACGGCCCGTATTTCGGCTTGGAAGCGTTTTTCCATGGTCAACCTCATAAAAGTGGCCAGAAGGCCTGAAAAGGCCTCCTAGGTGCTTATTCTTCACCTAAGTCAGACTTGCAGAAAGACTCAGGATGTCTCAGGGCAACATCACAGGTCATCATGCCCCGAACCATGACATTTCCCTTTTTGTAAGCATCTGACTCGTACGGATTCACCAGGACATCGAAAGCAGACCAGTATCCAATGAGCAGGTCGGAGAAGTTTCCGAATATGGCCTTGCCATCAGGAACAAGTGTCGTGGAGCGCAGCGGATACCCGGCCAGGCTGTTAGGCGCTTCCATCAGGTAAACGCTGTCAATCGGCTCGTCTTCCCCGTCCACCGTCTTGTGAGTGGAGCGCAGGGTCTTCACAACCTTGGGCTCGGTCAGCCAGGCATTGGCTGTTGCATCTGCTTCCTCTATCTTCTCGATGAACTCCAGAACCTTGGCCCAGGTCCAGCCGTTGTTCACATCCACCTCCTGAACCCCGGCAACCTCAAGAATGCCATCCGGCTCATTGGCTCCACCGCCCTCAATGCTCACCCCATCCAGTGCCCTGGCCAGAAGTGCGGCAAAGTCCATGCGAACCAGCTGCTCGATGTCAGGACTGGATTGCATGAGCATGTTTCTGGAGAACTCCACCAGGCATCCGGCGTGCTTGGGTGTCAGCTGAACTTTGTCAAACTGCATGTCTGAAGGCGTCAAAGCTGAATTTTCAGCAACCCAGCCAACCGTTGCGCTGGCCTTCAGCTTGGGAATATCAACATTGCCCCTGAGCCCGGACAGGACTCTGGCCCCCAGCTGCTTGACCACCAGCTTGGCCCTGAGGATGTCGATAAATTGCCCAGGCCTGTAGTCTGTAGGAATAATATTTGAACCAGGCCCGGCCCCCGGCTCACTGGTGGTGATTCCGGTCCACTGCCTTTGCTCCATCAAAAAGACATCTGTGGGAACAAGGATACCTTGAGCGGTCATGCCGTTTCGCCTGGCCAGTTCCTGGGAGACTTCCCTTTCCCGGCCATCATCAACACTCATTCCGGCTTGGCCAGCAATGGCCCGGACAAGTGAATACTCCCTGGTCTCAGTCTCAAAATGTTTGTCTTGGCCATGCTCTCTCTTTTCCAGGTCCTCAATATACTGGGTGCGCTCGATGTTCTGCTCTATGCCCTCCAGGTCCTTCTTCAGCTTGTCGAACTGTTCGGCCTGTTCAGGTGAAAAGTCTTCCTTGGCACCATCAATCATGGAGCGCATCTCCTTCTTGATAGTCCCGGCCCTTGCCTGTAAATCCTTTAATTTCAACATATCAAAAACCCCCGTTTAGATTTCTATTGATATTGATTTTAAGTGTCATTCTAAACAAAAGTCAAGCATAAAATTTACTTTTGTTAACTTTTCCGGCAAAAAAATTCACAGAACAGTCAAGGTGGATTCAAAGTCAAGCTCAGGCGCTTTTTCGGCCCTGTGCCTGGCTGCCAGTCCTACGGCCATAGCCAAAGCCTGGGCTGCGTCAATGCGATTGGTCCTAGATGCTCCCTTGTCGAATTTCCTGCCACCAGCTGGGTCTGTTAAAACCCGGACATTTGACATACACCAGGACAGTACAGGATTGCCCCCGGTCCTCAAGGTATGCCCGATGCACAGCTTTTCCAGTTCCTCCAGGGCAGGGCTCATATCTTTATACCCCTGGCCCCAGGGAATGAGTGGTGCCTCAACTCCGAGGTCATCAATTAACAATTGTAAATTTTCAATTCTCCACCTGTCATAGGCAATGCCCGCCACCTCATAACCGGCCAGCAGTTCGGCAATCTTGAATGCAACGGCTCTCATGTCAGTAGTCTTGCCCGGGAAAACCTCTATCCACCCTTCCCGATGCCACAAGTCAAAAGGTACCCGGTCAGCTGCTGCTCTCTCATGCAGTGGTGGGTCCCCAGGCAGCCAGCTCCATACCCTGGCGGCCCCGGTCTCAGGCCAGTAGGCGGCCAGGCTTGTAAGGTCCTGTACGCTGGCCAGGTCCAGGCCCATGTAGCAGGGTCCAGACGGCTCTGCCTCTTCCTGACAGGCCTTCCAGTCCTCAAGGGCAATGAACCTGGGGTCAGCTGATACCCTCTGATTCAAATATAAATTGCGGAATACTGATTCCAGGGCTGGTATCTTCCTGGCCCGGTCTGCGTACTGCTCAAGTTCTGTGTAGTCCCTGAAATCACCAAGGGCAGGATTACAGGCGGCCCATGTCTCAGGGCTCCATGGGTCAGCGTCCATGTCGGCGCTGTACTCCACCAGCAGAAAGGATGGGTCAGGCGGCAAATCACCAGCCTGAATCTTACGGCCATAATCAATTAGCTGGCTGAACCAGTGGAGGTCGTCTGCTGCCTGCGTGCTGATAATTATCCCCAGCGGCTCCACCCTGGCCCCGGTACCACTGCTCAGATTATCCCACAAGGTACTGTCAGGACTCTGGGCGGCCTCGTCATATATGAAGACAGGCCCCGGACTCAGGCCATGCGCTTTTCGGCCATCCCTGGACAAGGCCTGGTAAACTGTACCTGTCTCCAGGCATTCAATTCGTTTGGAGTGTCGAATAATATTAAAAAGCTCAGTGAAAGGCTCCACCGTATAAATCCAGGCCTCAAGTTCGGCAAATATCAACGAAGCCTGGCTGCGGTCGTTAGCCCCCGAAAATGTCTGCCCCCTGGGTTCTGCCTCCGGCCCGATGCCCATTGCGGCCATTATCAGGGCAGCAGACAACATGGTCTTACCCTGCTTCCTGGGCAAGGTAATAACAGCAGTACGAACCACCTTGCGGCCCTCACTGTCCACCTGGTACAATCGCCTTATGATGTCCTTCTGCCAGGGTCTGAGAATCATCATCTGCCCGGCCAGGGCCCCCGAGGTAATAGGCAAACATTCAATGAACCGGACAACCCGCTCCCAGCGCTCCAGGCCTTCTGCCATCCAGGGCGGCTCTCCCTGCCAGGGAATAATAGCATTCTTGCACATGGCCAGGGCAGCTGCTGATTTTATGCCTCGTTGTCCCATTTGAATCCTTATTGATAATGTTTTTCAATTAGAATCAAGTTGATATTATCACCTTGATTTCCTGGATTGGTACATTTGTACCATTTTTGGTACACGGCCTTTTTCTGGCCACCTGGTAAAAATGAAAGTTGTGTATCATATCCTTATTGATAATGGTTTTCAACTTAGAGAAATTTGAGGCCCGGTGTGTCGGTGTGTAGCCATCAGCCCTGAGAGATTTTTGTGTTCACTTAAATAAATTGCCGTGACCTACACCTCGGCTTTCACCTGTAAAACCGCTTAGAATCAATCCTGTGGCCTCGTTTTTCTGGCTATCTGGGAAATTTCCCCAAATAAACCCGGTTATCTGGTACATTGTACCAAATACCACCATCCAAAGTCTGTCCCGATTGGGACTTGCTTTGGTTCCCCCCCGTGGATGAACCTAAAGAAAAGCAATATTCATTCGGATATTACTTGTCCTGCCCCCGCGTGCGTGGCTGCACCGTGTCCGCAAATGCGGACAGTAACACTAAAAAACCTGCCCCCGCGTGCCTGCAATCAAAACCAGTGGCCCGGCTCATCATCATTATTTAAGCATTCTGCTTTTTTATCACCCCACCAATGTCTCGTGACCGGCAACCCATCAGCCCCCACCAGCGTCATCTTGTCCCTGGCAGTCTTCTGTGAATGATGCGTTGCACATAAACTCTGGAGATTCTCCAGGCTCCAGGGCTCCCCACCATCGGCAACGGGCTTGATATGGTCCACCTGACTGGCAGGCCTTCTACATACCCGGCATAATGGCTCAGTGGATAGCTGCTGCAGCCTGAGGCGCTTCCATCGTTGTTTAGAATAAATCCTGATGCCCACATTCTCCACCCAAGCCACACCAGCCTTGCTCCGCATTGTGGCCCTTAGTCCTCCACAAAGCACACTCTTTGCCTATGCAGCGGGTATCCTCAACTTTCTTGCCACTGCCTTCCAAAACCTTTGCCGTCATCAGAAATGGACATACCTTTTTCATGTTTACCTCTCCTGTAATAGGTCCTTCTGGTGGTTCGCTCTTAATTCTTAAAAAAAAGAAAAAGAGAGCGAAGCGATAACGACGCATTCCATGTATGCGTCTTTTCCTTCAGAGTATATTTAATATTTTAAGAGTTTCCTTATTGGGGGAAACGTTGCCCGCTTTTCGGGAAATAATGCCCATAAAAAGATGTAAAAACCCACATACCCAAGGGGGAAACATTGCCGACTATGGGGAAATAATGTTTTCACCATATATCCCTCGCATGGTGGTCATTCATATATGATGATTTTTTAATGTATGGAGGCATGACATAAACCATCCACCCGTCTGGTCGGGAAGGGTGGGGGGCAATGATGTTATTTTTAACCAGGCTATCCATTGCTTGCCCGTATGCACGCCTTGATACATTAGCAAAGTCTCTGAGAATTCCAGGTTCAGCGTTGCAGAAATCAACTTTCCGCTCCATCAGATATTCGGTCAGGCCATCATCTTCTACCCAGTTTTCACCATCATGGTCCGGGTCCAGGTCCGGGCGTGGTTTGGAGAAATACCAGAATATCATGGCCAGGGCTTTGGCTGCTGGAGTTAAACAGGCCCAATTTCCACCATCAATGTGAATGGATGGAATATTAATACCTGAGCCATTACTAAGGACATAGCTCAAATCGTATCGCTTCTGCCTGTGTCCTGTCCTGGTCGTAATTTTCTCAATCTTCACCAGATTAAACATTTCAAGGTTCCTAGTGGCCTTTCTTACAGTCTTTCTATCTCTAAAGCCAGACATTGCTGCAAGTCTGTGTTCACCAGGATGGGCAAAGCCTTTTTCATTCGTATGACGCAAAAGTACGGGAAGAACTGCCTGGGCGGATCTGTCAAGGTCACTCCATCTGCCTGGTGAAGGTCCATTGTCGCTAATATCAAATGAAATTAGAAATTCTGCAATGGATTTGAAATGCCTGCCACAATTCGGCTCTTTCCACCTGAAAACAGACTTTCCTGGCGTGGAAACATCAGCCTGGACAGGGGGGTCATCATAAAGCTTTAGGACAGCACCGGCCATTTTTAGATTCCCTGCTTCAACAACTTCTCGATGTCTGATTTTCTCCAGCAGGTGGTCCTTGGACCTAGTTTGATGGGTTGAGGAAAGCGACCCTCTTTGACGCCCTGCCACCAGGTGGACCTGGACATGGGCAAAATGCGGGGCTGGTCTTTGTCTTTCGGGATAAGGTCGTTTATCCTGTAAAGAATTTCCGAATTGCCAAAACTCATAGTATGTGCCTCCGTTATTATATTTTGGAATAACTTTGGGCACAAAAAAGCCCAAAGGAATCCATTACCACGTTAATGGTGGCATTGCCTCCTTTGGGTTTCTAAATTAGAGATTAGTAAAACTAATGCCTGGCTCGACCTATAACCAGGAATTGCCATAAAACTTTAAATGCACCATAAACTTTTTACTGCACACTGTCAATACACATCGGATAATTTTTATTGATGAACAGCTAATCCGATTTCCTGGCCTTGTTTCAACTTTTTAATAGATGTTCCACCCTGCCGCAAATAATCCAGAAAATCAGCCCAGCTCTGCAACATTCTTTTTCTTTGGGGCAGATATTGCGCTCTGTTGTAAATTCCCCGGACAAGGTTCTGGTCAATATGTGCAAGCTGTTTTTCAATCCAGGCTGAAGGCCAGTTCCTTTCATTGAGAAGGGTGGATGCAATGGTCCTAAATGAGTGACTAACAATTTCATCTTTGGTATATCCCATTCTCCTGAGTGCCACATTCATTGTGTTCTCAGACATGGGCCTGTCTTTAGAATACTCTGACGGGAAAACATATTCGCTCTTTGAGGTCAATGGGTGCAGTTCCCTGAGTATGTTCAGGGCCTGGGTGGACAGCGGCACAATATGGTCAAGATTGCCAGTCATCCGCTTATTTTTCTTCATCTTCATCCTTGAACCTGGGATAATCCACAACCCCTCATCCCAATCAATTTCCGACCATCGGCCATGCCTGAGTTCTCCAGGCCTCAACAAGGACATGAACAAAAGATTCAATCCGCATTTGGTAATAAAGCTGCCTTTGTAGCTATCAATGGCCTGCAATATTTCAGACACCCTTGCCGGGTCCGTCAATGCAGGATAATGCTTTTTGACCGAAGGGGTCAGTGCCCCTTTGATGTCTACAGCTGGGTTGCGGTCAATGAGTCGCTTGGAAATTGCGTACGAGAAAACTTTAGTGGTGTATTGTAATGTTCTATGGGCGGTTTCAACGGCGCCTCTTTTTTCCACCTTCTCCAAAGCGGGCAGCAGATTTAAGGCGGTAATTTCGGAAATATGCTTTTTGCCAATCCAGGGCAGGATATTATTTTCCATGCGCCTGACAATGACTTGGGCGTGGTCCTCGGACCATGCAGAAAGATTTTTACTGTGCCAGTCTCGGAAAACATCTTCAAAAGTGTTTAACGCATCTGTAGACACATCCATGCCATTCGCCAGCATAGAGCGCTTCTCCTGGGCCTTGTCCCTGGCCTGTGCCAATGAAATGTCCGGGTACTGCCCAAGCGAAAGCATCGTTGACTTGCCATCGGGTTTGACGTACCTGAACTTAAAAAATTTCGACCCTGATTTTCTGACTTCTACACACAGCCCCCGGCCATCATTTACACGATAGACACGGGACTGGGGTTTGAGTCCTTTCACTTTTGAGTCAGTTAATAACATGCAACCCCCTGATAAATTTTAAAAATCCAGGTTTTTTGAGTTACATAAGGCCAAAAACCACTCCGTAACTCAATACGTAACTCAATTTTTATCAGGATGTCAATGGATTTATCGGATTTTCTCGGACAAAATAATTTTAAAAATGTAGGTGGAAAGCGGTTTTTTGGATTATATTGGATGGGGCAAAATTATTAAATGGTGGGCAATGCAGGATTCGAACCTGCGGCCTCCAGCTCCGGAGGCTGGCGCTCTATCCGACTGAGCTAATTGCCCGATAAAAAATTTTTATCCTGTTG